CTTCCATGTTCTCTGGAACTCCAACACCCCAGAAAGAATAAGGATTCTTTTCATAAGGGAATGCGTGATATGGTAGACGCGAAGGTTTAAAAGGATTAGAAACAAGTCTTAGAATTTTACCCATACAAACCCAAGCATTAATTTGTATTTCTTCTAAGTCATCTATACTAGGGTCAACATTGAGTCCAGCTTCTCTAGCAAACTCAGCATCCATTACTCCCCAATACTCTAATACTTCATATCTTTCTGTTTCATTCCAACTAGTATTGTTATCTAGTTTTATTTCACTTTCAAATGACCGTTTATTATAATTATATCCTTGTCTGATACATTCTAATATTTTTTCTTTATCAAAGAAAGGACGATTCATTAATGCTCTTAGTTGAGACTTATTGTACTTATGTCTATGTACAATCCATTCTGCATCATCCATTGAAGTTGCGTTAGGGTCAGGATAGAAATCCCATGCACTAACAAACTCTAACCTCGGTACTCTTACTCCTTCCGGTCTGTAAGCTCTCGTACCGTCTTCTTTAGTTTCCCATGAGTGTAATGTTTTATTATAATTAAACGGACCTTTGACGATGCCTGTACCCAAAAGTACCGCTTCAAATAACGCATTACGCAACTCCGTTGTTCCATTAGATTCTTCAATCTGGTCATGGATTAATTTCTCCATGCGTCTTGCTGCAATTTGTGCCGGTTGTATCTGCGGCATGTCAGGAGAACGAGCGACTCCTTTCTGTATGACTACTTCATCTTCTTTGTTTTTGTACTCGTCTTCTAACGAACCAAGAAACTTATCTGAATCTGTTTGTATTGCTCCCGGCTTTAGTTCGTTACCGTCTCCAGCAAATCCGACATCAAAGGGATTGAAGTTACCTAAGTTGTCGTCTGTTACGCCTTCTAGTGATGAGTAGTCTAAGTTACCTTCTAACTCTGGTGAGATATCTAAAGGACCACCTAGGTCATCTTGTAAAGGATTTAAGTGAGCATATTCCGCAATACCGTCTGGTAAGGGAGTCTCTTGTATCTGTAATGGAAACTTCGCGCCAGAAAAAACTACATCGGCAAGTTGTCCATAGGCTGCAAGAGTTTTAGTCTTAGTAACTTTTATAAAGACTTTAGACTTTTCGTTTTCTTTAAACTTAATGTTCTTATTATAAATACCGCGGTAGTTATGATAAGAGTTTAACCAACGACCTTCATCATCTTGTCTTCCTCGTTCAGCCGCTTCAAATTTTTCTTGTACTAAACCAGCTAACCTAGAAATAAATACTTCGCTTTGTTCTGTTGGTATTTCTTCTTCAGACATACTAGCAAAGTCATCAGCCGATTCAAACGGCTGTTCAGATTCGTTAATATCGTATTGTATTTTTTTCTCAGCCATTTACACGAAATTTAAGTAAAACCAATAGATATACATTATACAACGCTTTAAAGGTTTTGTCAACCCCTAAAAGCAAAATAAATTTAATATCCAAATACTTCGTCTACTGGTTGCGCTGTATCAAGGTTTCTTTTAAATTCAAACATGTCTTGGTGAACATTAGCCCTAGGTCTTGACATTATCAAATAACGCAATGCATCATAGGCATGGTCAGGGGCTTTTGTGTCTACATCTTCCGGTCTTACTTTATCTACAGGTATTGTCTGTAGTTCTCTAATCAGATGAGGACAAGAGTTAAAGATTTGCATCTTAGGTCTTCCGTCAGTCTTATTAGGTTTTAATCTTTCATGTACTTGTATTTTACCTGCTAATCTATTTTTATCTGCTGGTCTTAGTTTATGTCCGGCTCTAACAAGTATCTCTCCTATTGTTGGACCAGTATAACCTGTTCTGTTCCAAGCCGCTCCGTCTAACACGCCCGGTATAGAATAAGCATCTTCTGCTTCATAGGCAGTCATGCGTTCTGCTAAATCCTCTCCGGTTAATCCTTTTTGATAAAGTTCTCTATATATTATAAGTGTATCATCCTCTGGGTCAACCGCCGCCCATATTACAGCAGACTCCGCAGAATAACCGTAGTCAACTCCTTTAAGTCTTGACCAACTATGAGGTATATCAAAAGGAGGAATAATATGTTTTTCTGTGTCAAATTCTACAAACGCCGCACCTTCATTAATTTCCCAGTTACCTTCGAGTAATTGTTTTCTTTGTACTGGTGGTAGAGACTCTAACATCTTCATATAGTCAGTGTCTGCTAAGTATGGATTATCTTGTAGTAAAGCAGGTATAAACTTTCTTATAACATTATCTTTACCTATAAAGGTTTCATTAGCTGGCGCTCCTTCTATATATCTTTTCTTTACCCATGCTGCTCCGCTACCGCCGGGGTTAGCAGTACAACGCATATACGTTTGTATTTCTGGGTCTGTTGTTCTTAGTCGAGAGGCTAAGTAGTTCCACGCGAACTCGGTGGGTAGGTGAGTAATTTCATCAAAGCCAATCCAACTATAGGCTTGTCCTTGGAATCTATATACATCTGAATCTTTTTCTAGGAAAGAGAATTGAATAGTAGCGCCAGAAGGGAACTTCCATATCTTGTCCACTTCTCTAAACTTAGCTCCGATAAAAGCTTTGGGGTAAAGCTCCCTACTCTTATCAATGAGTTCTCTAAGTTCAGGCATAGAGCGTCTTAGTATTAATGCTCTGTGTTGTTCTCTGTGTGCGTATCGTAATGGGTCAACTAACATAGCGTAAGACTTACCGCCTCCAGCTGCACCACCATACAAAACATCTTTCTCAGGGGCGGCGAGGAAATCTGTTTGCGGTCCGGGGTTTGGTTCAAAGAGTATCCTCTTGCCCGCTAAGTTAGCACCTTTAATTGCTTCCTTAGATATAATACTCTTTTTCGGATTGCTTGCTACTTTCTTTGCAGCTCTAGTAGCGGTCTTTACTTTCTTACTCGCTATTTTTTTATTAGCTTTCTTTTTTTTATTTGCTCCCTTAACTTTGCTGAAGCGTCTAACAGCCCCTTTTTTAAATCCTCTTTTCTTAGCAGGAGTTCCATCAGCTTTTAGTTTTACTTTATCACTAACAACAGCATACTGTTCTATATCTAAGTCAGGGTATTTCTTTTTAAACTCCTCAAGGCTTATGTAACTAACAACAGTCATTTCTTAACTTTGCCACCCTTCTTAAATCCTTTTTTCATTTTAGCATAAGCTGAATCACTAATAGTAGAGTTTGCTTTACTTCTACTTGTACCTGCTTTCTTTCTAGCATTCATATTATCGTATAAACCTTTTTTCTTATTTGTATTTGCCATTGTTAAATTCCTTTGTTATCTAAAGAGTATCTTAAAGAAGTTCCTTATTTTAATTATTTATAAAATATAAAAAATAATTGCTCCTTCAGATATTCTATAAGAATATTATACACCTTATTTTATTAAATGTCAAGCGATTTGTATCTTTTATTTATTACTTTCATTAAACCCGCCGGACTAATTCTTCTATCAGTTTTAAAATATAAATAATCACAAGCTTCTCGTAACGATAGTGCTTTATTTTGTACATGTTCAGCAGTCTCATCTAAAGCTTCTAACTGAGACTCTATAGGTTCGTAGAAACCCGCGTGCTGTTCCGAAGTTTTGTAACCAAATGGTATAGTAGAACCTTTCTTTCTAATTAGTATTACTTCTTTATCTTGTTTTTCTAGCAAACTACTCATGGATTACCTCCGCATCATCTGCATCTATAGTTATTTCTTCTTTTGCAGGCATAACAAAGATACCTCCTGTAACTGTATGGTCTACACTTACCTTTGCTTCCTTAATAACACCCACTCTATCTAACAAACTCTGTGCAGCATTTAGTTTTTGATTAGCTTGAGGTATAGGAGTATTACTATCCATAATGTCTACGAGTTTATTTGCAGCTTTTGGGGCATTCCGCGCTAAAATTAGCGTAGCTATCTCTACAATTTCTTTCTGTAAGGACTTAACTAGCGCAGTAGACCCTGCACCTTCCTTATATCCCGCCTTAACCATAGCATTATTAATGTTTCCAAGGGGGTCTTCGTACAAAGCATCCAAGAACTTCTCTTGTTTCTCTGTATACTCTCTTCCATCTTTCTTTACAACGGCTGGTATCATAAGATTTCTTCCAATATTAGTTATTATAATAGTATATTAATTATACACTAGCTTTTTGTATTTGTCAAGTAACTGGTTAACATTCTTTTTTGGCGTAAAATGCATAACATTGCTATAGATAGGAGTAGGGGGCGGG